ATATGAGCCTATATAAAGCCCACATAAGGAGTTATTACCCGCCGTGTCAGTGATTAGTTAGTAAGAAAACCGTCCAAGTCCTTGAACGCTTCCGGCATCTTGAAGTCCTCAAAGGTGAAATCCATATCTTCATCAAGATATTCACCGTCCGCATCGAACTTTGCAAGAATGCCGCCGTCAATGTTGCAGTCAATCAGGATCATGGTCTGTCTGCCAGCCCCGGAAGTAGGATCTTCATTGGAAATCTGAATTTCAAAATAAATATCCTCGCCCGTGTCCTTGTACTGAATCATCATCTGACGGAAGATAGAAGTGTTGTAATGGAAGGTTGCCGAACCAGTACCCTTCCAGCCGGAAGCCTTGTTGCCCTTGCCAGTCTTGCCAAGAATGGGAACTTCCGTTTTCGTCTTTTCAAACTTTGCTTCAAGGTTGATCGCCTGCATAAAGTTATAACGGCGTGTGCCGATAGTAACAAAGCATTCAGCCAAAGCCGCAAAGACTGTATCTTTCGCTTTCATAGTCACATTCTGAATCATGCCTTTTCACCCCTTTCCTTACGCAACAGTGACGGTCATATACAGTTTAGACATTGCATTCACAACGGTAACTGCATCCGTCACCACAACAGATTTCTTTGTGTTGCCCTGCTCCACAACAACATCAGAATCAGAGAAATTTTCAATCGCTCTGATTTCCTCAAGCTGTTCATGGTGCTGGACAATATCCGACCAAAGGGAAGTTCTGCCCGCCGCATCGTTGGGAACAACGCCCAAATATTTAGTGTTGAACAGAACCGCAATATCATTTGCAATCTGATCGATTACACGCACGGTCTGATTGTCCTTGAATACATCGCCCTGCGTGTCAGAAGTAGTAACCATAGTGTTAATATCTTCAAGCACACGCACATCAGAACCGACCTTGTGAAGCATGAACTCACCCGCATCAATCGCTTTCTGCAAGTCAGTCTGCGTATAGTCGGTATCAACGGTAAATTCGCCGTTGTACTTCTTGTTCTGATTGGACTTGTTCACCTCGCAACCAGCGGAAACGCCAGTCACCCAATAAACAAGGGCTGCTTCACTCCAACCATCATCAAGAACCCTGTTCTTAACGCTGATTGTGCCGTAATAGTCAGCGGAAGCGTACTGATAAAGCACAAGCTGAAACTTGATACCCATTTCATCACGCAAACGCTTCACAAAGGAATTGAACAGCCCCCTTGTGGTATCGTCCGTAACCACAACGCCCATAGTGTTGTAGGTGTAGGATTCAATCTTATCAAGGTACTTCTGATAAGCTGTTCCGTTCACCGTGCCGTTCGTACCGCCCGCAAGCGGGGTTGCTGCCGTAACTGCCAGCGTTGCGGAAGTCTTGAACTTCACGAAATCATTTGCGGTAAGTTCAGCCGCCTTTTCGACGGTCTGTTCGTCCACAATGTCACCGTCAAGCACCGTTTTCACATCAAACATCTTTTCATTGTCAGCGTTCTTCTGAATAACGATTTTTACATCATTACCACGAACGCCGGAATAAAGGGCTTCTGCAAAAGTGTTGCTTGCCTTTGTACCCCCGGAAGTCAGCTTGTACGCATAAAGGGTTTTAGTGTTCTGAAACAGATCACGAAGCCCCTTCATCTTCTCATGGGTATAGCCGTAACCAAAAATTTTCAGGGTGTTCTTCTGAAAATCGCCGTTGGTTACTTCAAAAATTTCACCATCCACACCCCAATCAAGTTCAAGGGGCATCGTTGCGATACCTCTTTCAGAAAGGGTTGCAGAAGCGGAAGCCGCCGAAACAAAGTTGATATATGCACCCGGCAACTTTTTGTTCTGAACCACGAAAGTTCCACCGCCCAAAGCCATATTATTTCACCTGTCCTTTCATATAGTTTTCAATCATTTCTTCCACGGCATTCACCGTGAAAGTGGCTGTGTCAGGGTATTTCATCAGAAGGGCGTTCACAATGTCCTTTCTGCCCTGAAAACGCTTTGCGGAAAGCAACTGTTCTTTTGAAAATTTATTTTCAACAACAGCCGCTTCACCGTCAGCGGGTTTTGCGCTTTTTCGTGCTGCCATTATTTCACCTATCCTTTCACGGAAACGCTTTCCGAAAGTTCTTCCATAGGAACGGTATCTTCCTTCTTGTAAACATAGAAATCATAATTCACGAAGAAATTCAAAACCCCGTCCACCATTTCAGCATTCATTTTTGTTCCCCGTACCAAATCCCCGGAAACGGTGATATATTCAAGGCAATCAAACAGCCGTTCAGAAACGGCGTTGCATTCCTCTTTCTTGCGGTCTTTGTCAGCCGGGAAATACTGAATACACATTTGATTGGTCTTGAAGTACCGCTTCCCAAGGAAAATACGGTTTGTTGGGTTGATACAGAACACAAAAAAACAAGGCTCTTTCAAACCTTGTTCAACGCTTTCTGTATATGTGGTGTAGTTATCACCAAATTCAGCATTTAAGGAAATGCTGATACCTTCAATTATAGAATTTATCATTTCATGCACTCCCCTAAAAACTTCTTGATTTTGCTTTCAAGCACTTTCGGGGCTATGTTCTGAATTTCCTGTTCCGAAATCGTAAGCATGAACCGCCCTTGAACCCACCCTTGATGATTGGCTGTCCTGTGTCCGTATTCCACATAACTCGCATACTCAACAGGGTTGACAATCTCAATCACAACGGTATTTCCAAAGTGGTTTATTTTCAGGGAATCTGCGTATGCTTTCGCATTGCCTTTTCCGCTGCCGCTTGCGGCTTCTTCATGGGTTGCGGAAGTCCAGCCCCGGCGAAGTGTACCGCCTTTTTTACCTGAACTGTTCGGGTACTGCCCGACAGGTGTTCGCTTGATAACTTTGGCAAGTAGGCGGGCGGCAAGTTCCTTTGCACAAGCATCAATGAACGCTTCAACATTGCCCTGCTGAATTTTGTTCAACTGCTTTTGAAGTTTTTTCAAATCTGCCGCCGTAAAACCGCCCATCTTACCCAATCAAGCCCACCCCTTAAACAGTTCAAGCATGATTTCTTGATGACTGGAATAAACGGCGGGTTCACCACTTGCGGAATATTCGGCTTTTCTTCCGTCCTGTTCCACTATGATTTTTGAACCCCCATTTATCACGATTTCCGGCGATATGAATAACTTTGTACTTTGGGAAATTGCCGCCGCTGCATCTGTTTGAACAACGGCGTTCAACTTTTCAAAGGATAATTTGCAAGGCTGATTTTCAATCACGGTTACTTCTGATTTGCGGGTGATTTTGGTTACTTCATCCCGCATATCACGGCGTTCAACAATGGTGCAAACACCTTCATAGGTGCTTTCAATCGCTTTCCGTGCCGCTTTTCGGGCGGCTGCAACTGCTTTTACCATCTGATTTTCCTGTAACAAGAAAACTGATCCCTGCCGTAAGTCAGAAGATAGTTCAGGAAATTGTTCAATCGCTGTTCAGCGGTCAAACTTCCTTCCCCGGTTGCAAATACTGTGTTGGTGTCACCCGTCTGTATCTGCTTTACCGCAAAATCCAAATCAAGCCCTGCAATACTATCCGGCGAAAAGGTTTTCTTTGCCGTTAAAAATTCACCTACCGCCATATCAACAGCGATATTCACCAATCCGTCAGGTACAGAAGATACATTGCAATCATTTTTGATAGTGTTTCCCACCTTCTGAATAGAAAAATTCAGGATGATTTCATCACCATCCTGAATTTCATATCCGAAAGACTGCAAGCGTTCCTTTACCATATCCAGCATTGGGAATCACCGCCTTACTTAACCACGGGAAATAATGCGGGCAATCGGAATTGCCTTGTGTGCAATACAATCCGTGCCGTTGCTTACCAGCGACCAGTTCTTTCCGTTTTCCAGTTCGGCATTAGTCGGGCTGTTGGTTACCTGACTTGCTTTCAGGTAGGAAATACCAGCCACGGAAACGGCGTTACGCTTACGGGAAATAAGGGTATCTTCACCGCCACGGGTCTTTGCATCACGAACCATTTCGTAAGGCACTTTTGCACCGACAGGCTCAAAGCCGATTGCACCTTCACCAAGAATATAGGTGGTGTAAATGGAAACATCACCGCCCGTAGAACCCACATTCTTGACCTCAACAGGCATAGAATCATCAATCAGAACAAGTCTGCCGTTCCAAGTTGCCATACCAAGATCACGCTCAACGCCTTCTGCATCCGTGTATTTCAGGTATGCAATCAGCTTCATGTTTTCAAGGTTGGTTGCAACCGTGGAATGACAAATAACAAGGCTGAACTTCTGCTTGTTATCGCCGCAAGCCTGCTGAATTGCACTGTTCAGCGTGGTTGCACTCACCTTCATGGCATCCGTAGTCACCGCATCTGTAGAAGGTGCGGAAATATCGTAAGTATGAGCAGAAACAAAGGCGGCGTTTGCGGTCTTTACATTGCCCGTACCAGTGGAAGCCATAGCGAAGATACCTTTCAGGATAGAAAGAATGGTGTCCTGATCTCTGTCATTCCAATAGCGGTTAATCTGATTACGGACATTCGCCATAAAATCAACGCCGCCCGTCACATCATAGGAAAAATCCGCTTCCGTCCAACCCATCATTCGACCATAGGTGAAAACACCCTGTTCAAAGGTATCAGTCTTTTCAGGGGTAAGGTTGGAAACACCGTCATAGTTCTGTGCATCGCCGCCAATCAGCCCAAAATAGGGGAGAACGGCGTAAACAGTACCAGTCTGACCGTTGTTGACGAAGGTTTCACGCAAACGCTGATCCGCAACGATTGCCCTACTCTCTTTCAGCTTATTCAGCTTAACATTCGGGATAGCAGACATATACTTCCCGAAGGCTCTTTCATTAAAACTTTTCGCATCAAATTTTGCCATCGTTATTCAATCCTTTCTTGAACTTTTTTGAATTTTGTTATTCAGCGTCAGGGTTGTTTTCGATATAGTTCGCCAGTTCCTCATAGGTCATTTTGGACATATCGACTTTCGTTCCCGGCTTTACTCCACCGGAAGCACCCGGCTGAAATCCCTTGAAGGTCTGCTTGCCCTGCTGCTTTGCTTCAAACAGGTAAGAATCCGACTTCTGAACAGCGGTAAGCTGTTCATCCCACCCGGTCAGCTTGCCATCTTCACCAAGTTTGACTTTGGAAGTGTCAAGCAACGCCTTAACTGCCTTTGCGTTCTTTGCTCCGGCTGCGGTCAGGGCGGCATCAATGGCGTTATCCAGCTTCAACTGTGCCATTTCCGCATCGTGGGCTTTCTTCTGATCGGCGTTCTGCTGCTGCAAGGTTTCAATTTGCTTTTTCAGTTCGGCATTGTCACCGCTGGACTTCTTCAAATCCTCAAGCTGCTTATCTCTATCAGCAACAGACTGTTTCAGGGTTTTGTTTTCCTCGTTGACCTCATTAAAACGGGCTTTGGTAACGAAATTCCCGTCAAGGGAATCCATGACCTTCTTTGCCTGTTCCTCTGTCAGCCCCATTGCAATCAAATCTTCTTTTTTCATAGTTTTGTACCATCCTTTCATTTCCGTTGTTTACCGTGGGTGACGAACCACGCAATGAACCTTGTTCTTTACCGTCTGCAATACGAAAAAGACGATTTGCGGGGGTTACTGGATTTCGTGAACGGCTGCTTCAATCATGGCATCCAGCTTATCGGTATCAATCCTGATACCCTGCTTGTTCAGCCAGTCCAAAACATAGGCTTTCTTTTCCTCGCCACGGTCAGAACCCTTGTAAAGCTGTTCTGCTGCCGCAACAGCGATTTTCACCCAACCCATGATTTCCTTCTGCTGCTGAACGGTGGTGTTCTTCTTCACGCACGGAACGATTACGGTTGTAATCACCGCACCGAAAAGGACAAGTGCCGCCTGTGCAACGGTTGTCAAATCAATCATATCTGCTACCCCCTTTCTGAAAAATCGACCTCATATAATCAGCATATACCATTGTTTTCAAGGTCTTTGATATAGCTGTTACCTGAAAAATGGCATGAAAAAAGCACCTTTGAAAATAAACTTTCAAAAGTGCTTATTTCTTCCGCTTTTCCTGTTCGTAATACTCGCAATTTGTGGTGTTGTTGTAAACCTCATTCGGTTTATCACCGGGTTCAATCGGCGTGTAAGAGAAAAAATCAGGGGTTGTTTTGTTTATTCGTCCTGCACTGATTTTCCCATAAATGTGGCATACGGATTTATCATATCCATATTCTTCACCGCCTACAAGCCTTTTATCCCTGAAAATGCAATCCTTACATTGGGAATAATGGTTCAAAGCGGCGTTGTTGGTAAGGGTTTCATCCGCATAGCGTTCAGATAATGTTTTCTTTTCCATGTAGCCACCTTCTTTCTGTTATCGTTGCGGGGTCTGTTCAATCACTTCAAGGTCAATGTAAATCATGCCGGGTGTTTTTTCAACCTTTGTCACACGGAACTTTGTTCCCTGCTGCAATATGATTTCCGATTCTTGACCAAAAGAACCTTGCTTTGCAATACCATCCCAATTCTTACCCCCGCCATTTCCGAAAGCCGAAAACGGTTCAACATACATCATTTGTGTGCCGGAAGGGGCGTAAATATTCAGGATAATATCACCGCTGAACCCTTTGCCTTTGGCAACACCACAAGAACAAAAGCCGTATTCCGTAACTTCCTTTTGAAGCAGTAAGGCTTTCAATTCTTCCTCTGTTGCGCTCTGCAAACGATCCATAGGAACATTGAAGAATTTGTCCATGCCCTTAAATCTACAACCACGCTGCAACCAAAAATCTTCCTTATATGTCGATTTGGAAATAATGTCGGTCATAGCGTTTATTTCTTTCCGCATCTGACCGGGCTTCCAGCCCTGATAGGAAACGCCGATTTGGTCTAAATCCACATTTCCAACACCTAAGAACTTTTCGCTGCCGTATTCGATACCACGCAACGGTTCGTTAAACTTGTGGTAACTTTGGGTGTAGTCATAGATTGCATTTTTCTGAATCGGTGGGGAAGTGCGCCAAACCTCACCGCAAGTATCACGCAAAACATCGTCCGCTTCTTTGGTTGTTTTCGCCCAAATAGCGGCATCCTTGCGTTCCTGCGAAAAGGCATCGTCCACCGAATCAATTATACCACCTTGTTCAAGTTTTTTCAAATCCGCTTGAACTTTGGTGATTTGGCTTTGAATTTGTTTCAACTCTTTCTGAATGTCAGCGTAGGCTTTGCCCTCTGTATCAAGTTCTTCCAACTGCTTGTATAAATCCTGATACTTCTGCATCAAATCGGGGTCAGTTTCGGTAATAAACTTCCCTTCATAATACTTCTTCTTACCCTCGATATTCAGCCCCGCCCAATCAGCGGTTGTCACATCCTTGTTGTACCAAATGCCGGAATAGGTCTTGACCTCGAAATCATCAAGCTGTTGCTGAACAGCGGCTTTCTGTGCTTCAAGTTCCACCTGCTGTTTCGCAAGGGCTTTCTTCTGCTCTGCAATCAGCTTTTCATTCAACTTCTGCTGCCACTCTGCTTTTTGGGCTTCAATGGCTTCTACCTGTGAATGAAGGTCTTTCAGCTTTGCAAGATCATCCCCATCCGTGAAATCTTCAAGGCTTCCAAAGTCCTTCAAAACTTCATCGAATGTCCAACCCCCGGAAACGCCCTTGAATTGGGCTTCCAAATCTTCAAGCTGAACATCCGCATCAGCAATTTTCGCTTGCAGCTTTTTCTTTGTCAGATATTCCTTCTTTGGTTTCGGCGGTTCAGGTTCTTCATGGTGGGTGTAGTGAAGGGCTGAACCATCGTCCAGCACATCAAACCCGGACTTGTCACCGCCATCAACAAAGGTTTCCTTCCATTCCTGATAATTCATATCATCGGGAATATAGTAGGTTTTCCCGGTTGCTTCATCCCTTGCCGCCCGTTCCCCAATGTCAAACTGTTCATCGAAATATGGAACGGTTGTTGAACGGCAATAAACATGAAACGGCGGGGCGGTCACTCCCGGCTGATAGTCCTTCATGGGAAAATGCTTCCCGTCAAGGCTTCTGCAAATGTCGGAAGTATGGGAATCCAGCGTTGCAACAATTTCATACTGTTCAACGCCCAAACTTTCAAAGCAATCCTTCTGTGCGGCTGAACTGAAATAGGCTTCTTCCGTCATTACAAGCCTTCCGGCGTTGTTTTTAGAAGTGTTCATCTTCTTTGCAAGGGAATCAATAGCCTTTTGCGGGTCAGCACCCAACATGATATTCCGGGAAAGTTCGTTGTGAACTTCCGAAATCAGCTTGTTCTTGTTTCCCCAAATTCTTTCAGAAAAATTGTACCCGTCAGCCGCCCACGGTTTAGCAAGCACCTTTTCAATCTGTGCCTGATCCAGTCCGGCAATATCCCAACCAACATTGAACCCATGTTGAAGTTCATACGCTGTGTGATAGTACCCGCTTTCAAAGGCATCCGACAAAGCCTCGTGCATAGTGCCGAACTGCTTTGCATACATAACTTCAAGGCTGTGCTGTGTCTGTACTTTCAGGGCTTCCAGCTTTGAAATGTGGTACTTTGCAGAAGCATTTTCAAGTTCTTTCATCCAACCACTGTTTAAGGCGTTGTCCTGTCCGTACTTGATATATTCCTGCACATCCCACTTAAATTCTTTCAGGTCTGCACCATTCAAATACTGCCGTGCTTCCGCAAGGGAAATTCCGTTGTTGGTTGCAAAACGCTGATACCAGCGGGCAATCTGCCCTTCAAGTTGCTTTTGGGCTTCCTTATACTGCCGTTCAATATCAGCATAGGCTTTCACGCCCTTTTGGTTCTGCGCCTGTTCAAGCTGTTCAAACCGCAACTTCCAGTATTCAGCGTTATTCATTCACCGTACCCCCTTCATCATCAGGTGGGGCGTTGCCCTTCTGCTGCTGTGGTGCAAACGGGTTGAATTGCTGGGCTTCAAATTCTGCCTGCTGTTCCTCTTTCTGCTTCTTCAAGCGGTCAAGTTCAAGCTGCGGATCATCAACCCACGGGTGCATACCAACAATAGTTTCATCGGAAAGAATACCAACGGACTTCTGACAATTATCTATTGCTTCACTCTCGTTGATAAGAATATCCCGGTTGAAGATAATGTTGACTTCCTCACCGTCAAAGTTGCCCTGCCCGGTGTTGGCAAGGTGGGCGTTCACAAACCAAAGGATTTCTTCAAAAGCTGCTTGCAGCTCTGTTTCCATGTCATTAGCATCCAAATCAATATCTGAATACATGGATTGAATATTCATTTGGTTGGGGTTGCCGGAAAGCCTATCATCCTTTGCATCGTAGCCCATGCCGTTCTCAATAATGGCTTTCTTGAAGATTTCAATGATAGCCTTATAGTTTTCAGCATTGACTTTGATTTCAAGGGTTTCAACGCCGCCTTTAGTTTCCCCGTCATAGCGAACCTTCACCGCACCATATGTTGCAAGGTTCTTTCGGAACTCCCCTAAATTCGTTCCGTCATAGTTCTTCAATACAAGAATGGTGTTCCGTGCATCCTCTTGCATATTGTTTTCAAAGTCGGACAGCATAACATTGATACCGTCTTGAAGGGTTTTCACCTTCTTCAAAAGCGGGATTTCACATTCATTGTATTTCAGCGGGATCAGCGGAACTTTCGCCCAATTCAGGGGAAGGGTGTTCCCGTCCTCACCCGTGGTTGTGGTATATGGGGAAGTGTTATCATCAACACCCTGCAAATCAGGAATGAGGGTTGAACCGTCCAAAATGAAGCGGTGAACACCGTTCAAATCGTAGATTTCAACCTTTTCAATCAGCACGGGTGTTGTACCCTGATACCCAACCACCAAATACAAGCGGACAGCCGCTTCAAGAATGGTGTGTTCCGTGTCCTTCCAAAAAGGAAGCACTTCATAGCCGGGGAACATTCGGAAGGAAAATTCGCCCGTTTCGGTGTAATAAGGGTACAACCAACAGATACCGTTGTTCAGCATTGCCTTTCCTGCTGCTTTCAGGGTTTTCATAAAACGCTTGTTGAACACCTTTTTCAAAAGTTCAACATACTGCTGATTTTCGCCCTCAATGGCAAAGGGTTGACCTAAAAGGTAGTTTGCTTTTTGGTTCACCAGCTTTGCATACTGATTATCAATCAGGCGGTTGTTGGGTAGGTTATCCACTTCTTCCAGCTTGCCGCCCTCACCGATCATCATTCGCTTTCGGTGCAAAATATCGTGTTCATTGTCATAGTACAAATGCCCTTTGATCTGCATGATACGCTGCGGGCTGTTCTTCCACTTCTGAATTTCCTGTTCAAAGAACTGCTTATCGCTCATATCTGCACCCTGCAAAATCAGGTTCGATACTTTGACCGCCAATGTGTCAATCAGGCTCACCCTTTTCACCTTCTTTCTATCGCATAATAAAGACAAAAGCCCCGAAATACTATGATTTCAAGGCTTCTTGTTACTAATGTGTTATTTTTAGTCAAAACTGAACGCATCCGGCAACAGGATTTTGGAAACACCGTACCGCATGGAATCCATACCGTGCGAAAATTCGTGATCCGGCTTATCCGTTGGTTTACCGTCTTTGTCCTTGCTCCAACAGTAGTTGTCAATTTCTTTTTTGAACTCTCTGCATCGTGGATGAACCACAATCTGATAGTTCTGTATAAGCTGAATGCCGTGGTTCACGCTGTCCTTACCCTTCCGGGAAGGTTCTGCCTGAATACCTTCTTCCTGCAACTCTGCAATGGATTTCGGTTCAGCACTATCACAAATAATCTTCTGCCCGCCGTAGCCCATAGCCTTGATTTGTTCAGCTATGATTTTATTGGTTACGCCTGTTTTATACCATTCATCGAAAATGTAAATACGCTTTGCTGCATTATCCACCATTTCACAAACAAAGGCGTTCGGGTCAGTAAAACCAAAGTCAAGGTTGAACGCCGATTTGATACCGCTGATTTTGCGAAGCTCGTTTATATCGAAATCTTCACAAACAACATTGGTATAAATCAGCCCTTCCGCAATGCCCCATTCTCCATCGCCTTCAATGCGGTAACGGCGGGGGTTGTTCTGCTTCATCTTCAAGAAAATGTTGCGGTCAGCTTCATCCAGCCATTCATTACATTGCCATGTGGTAGTTTTTACAAACACATCTTCATCAGGTGTATCAAAGAACCGGGCTTTCAGCCAGCTTGTAGCACTCCACGGGTTGAAAGTCAATGTAATCTGTTTGAAATACCCGTCAGGCACTTCACCACGGATTGACATATCAAGTTTGTTGAAATCATCTTCATTCGTGATTTCATAGGCTTCTTCAATCCATACGAAACAAAGAACACCGTAATCAACCGAAATTGAAGTGATTTTCAAGCCATCATCCAACCCACGGAAAAGAATCTTCTGCCCGGTTGAACGGCGTATGATCTGCATCGGGGAAACGGTGCAATCAAAATACCCGTCCAGCCCCAAGCGGTGAATAGCCCATTTCAAATCTGAATAGACTGAATCACGCAAGGTATTTGAATAACGGCGGACGCATAAGCCGTTGCTTTGCGGGTACTGAAACAAGCGGTGAATCATGTTCAACGCTGTTGTTTTACTTTTCTTTGAACCACGGCTTCCTTTGCACACACGGTATCTTTTCCGGGTGTTCCAAAAATCAGCGTAGTTCCTGCCAACGGTTTCTTGCAATGATACCTTCACGCAATCACCGCCTTATTCTTTCAGGTCATTTACAATAACCACGGGTTCAAGGTCAATTCCAACATTATCTTTGAACATACCGTAACGCTTGCCGATCAGTTCAGCAGCTTTCAGCCGTTCCTTTGCAGAAACATCAATATCAGTAATGGTCTGTACGCCATCACCGACAAGCTGCAAGGTCTGCTCCGTGTGTTCGCCACGCATTACGGAAGTAAGATATTCAAGAACTTCCTGTGCATCAGCCGTTCTTTTGCTATGCAGAAGTTCAAGCTGTTCATCAATGTAGGCTTTCAAGTCAGGTTTTGTCAAGTTTTCATTACCTATGCTTTTAGCCGTCTTTGGGGAATATCCTGCCCGAATTGCCGCCTGTGTAGCGTTGCAATCAATCAGGTATTCATCACAAAACTTTTTCTGCCTTGCGTTCATAAGCAGCAACCCCCTTTCAGTCAGGTTTATTTCAATGAAATCATCCTTCAAAAAACACATAATCATGTGCATAAAAAGATTTTCCCGGTGGGTAGGAGTTCACCGACCTGCCTTTCATTCGGCTATGAGTACCCCACCGGGAAAACGAAAAAATCAGCAAGGAACTATGTTCCCGCTGATTTTTCACTTTATCATTATATCAGGGTTCGTCATTGGAATTCAATAGGTTTTCATGGGTAAGCTGGAATTCCTTCAACGCTGTACCGTGCAATTCAACAATGTACTGATATGTAAAATTCATTTCAACGGCAACAATTTCAAGCCGTTTGAATTCAACATAGTGCTTATACAGAATATCAATGTGTTTCGGGTTCTGCAAAGCCTGAATCTGATTGATGATTTCATGCTTTTCATCAACAAAGCGGTCAATCTCTGCATTGATTTCCTGTTCAAGCTCAATCATACGCAAAACAGGCTTCACGAACGGCGCATCCCCGGAAGGGCTGGACTGCACACGCTCTTTTGAATAATCAATACCGCCGACACTCTGCGACATCAGGCGCAAATCACCTAATTCCTTAATTTTCTGATTTATCATCGTATCTAATCGCTGCAACTGCTGCAAATATTCTTTCGCTTTCATAGAAGCACCGCCTTTCTAACTTGAATGTGAAAGTGGAATGAAGAAAAAGTCTGTATTCATGCGGATTTTCAAATCAGCACCGGGGGGATTTATTCAACTTCAACTTGTTGTTTCTTATTACTCTATTTTAAAAAAAACACTGTAAAATGATATTGATTTTTTCTAATTTATAAAGAACTCAAAAACAAGTTGAAGAAGTTGAATGAATTGAATGAAAATCCCCGTATAGTAAGCGTTTCCCTTCATTCCAGTTCCCACAACTACAACTTGAATGTAACTGGAATGAAAACTTGAATGTTTTCAGTTTTGAAAGTTAATTTTCAAATTTATCACATAACCCATTGATCCAGTCTTTCCGGGGAATCTGTGCAATCCATTCATCAGGAATACCGCTTTCACCGCCGCAACCGTAATAAATCCCGGCAAGCCCACCAGCAACCGCCGCTACTGTGTCGGTGTCGCTGCCTAAGTTCACCGCCAGCAAAACACATTCCCGATAGCTGCATGAATTCAGGAAACACCAAACAGCAGCTTCCAGCGTGTCCACCACATAGCCGGAACTTTTGATTTCGTCACGGTCAAACTTATCAATTTCAGCAACAAAGCGGAATTCCTGCCACATTTCAGTTTCACCGTAAAGCCCACCTACAGCCTGAATTGCATTGGAAAGGGCTGAACGCTTATCAACATTGTTCATCAGGTTTTCAACCATAAACGCATAAATGAAGCAAGCGATATGTGAAATTGGGTGGTTGTGGGTAAGCCCTGCAATACTTTTCACTGTCACCATTTTGTCATGTGGATCAGCTTCCGCAAGCATAGCCACGGGAAGAATACGCATCAAAGCACCGTTGCCGTTATCCATGCGGGTTTTACCACCACATTTCACCGGGTCAGTTCCGTTCGCATATCGCACGATTGCCCGCCTTGTAGCACCGCCCACATCAAACACCTTGCCCCACGGGGTAAATTTATCATTCTGCAACCACTGATAGAAATTGTTCATAATATCGGCGGCATCAAACGCACCAATGCGCCCCATACTTTCAAGGGTTGCAAGGGTCATTGAACTATCGTCCGACCATGTACCGGGCTTCTGATTGTAAGTTCCAAAGCCCATCATATCAGTTACTTCATAGGAATCCCGTTCTTTGAATTCCACGGGAACGCCCAACGCATCCCCGACAACAAGCCCCATAATTCCGTTATAGATTTTATTCATACCTGTTTACCGTCCTTTCTTGAAAAGTTCAATCAGCCAATGAAACGCCATTCGGAAATGATATTTGATTTTCCGCTTTGCAATCTGCTTATGGGCTTCACGCTGTTTCTTCTGTTGCACCCATGCCCTTATGTATTCAAGCTGTTCCTTATCATCGTTGTTCATGCTCATACCCCCAAAATCCGGGCGGCTACCATATCGGCGGTGTGGGTGTAAAGTATATTCGGGAAGTTGGTTACTGCCCGCCCGTAGCTGTTCCAATTCTCTTTATCATCGAACGCCCCCATGTGCCACCTGATACAATAAAGTTCTTCATCCGTAAGTTGAATGTGCTGCTGCAACATCATAACGGATTTATCACCATGCCCCGGAAGAAGGGTTGCATTGTTATATTCCCAACTGTCACCTTCCAGCAGCGGGGAAAGGGCGGGCTTTTTCGTGCAAGTGTAGTTGTCCACCTTGCAAAGATCGTGAAACATACCCACAATATAGGGGCTGCGTTCAAGCTGCCATTTCAGTTCAAGCCGTTCCGTAAAGGAAAGAAGGGCTTTGGTTACTGCAAAGCTATGATCGAACAATGCCCCGGAATAAGCCCCGTGGTGGTGAATGGAAGCCGGGGCTGTGAAGAACCTGTTTTCAATCAGCCATTCCTTGAATTCTTCCGAAACATAAGGGTTCATCAGGTTTGAAAACTGTTCAATGCGTTCAGCCGTAGTAAAATTATTCACTCGTTCCACCCTCATAAATTGCAAGCGACATATCAACCCGGTAAGGCTTGCCGCCAATAAACCGTTCTCTAAGTGTTCCATCTTCAATACTGATAATCAGCGTACAATTATTGAATACGGTGACAAATTCATCACCTTCTTCAAGTTTTGCGTTTTCTCCGAATTCTTTCTTAAATTCTTCAAACGCTGCCAATACTGCATTCTGAATCTGTTCCATTATCTGAACTCCTTTCCTGTCTTTGTGTCCTTGATTTTCACCCGTTCAATCAGTTCAAAACCACATGAACGGATAATGAACTTCAAAACTTTTATCAATTCATTTGCCCGCCGTTCTGTTTCTGCTTCTTCCTTCACAATCTGCTTTGTTCCGTAAAATGCAGTAGGGTCAGCGTACCCTTCATTGTTATAATAAGGATTATTTTTGTTCATCTTGCACCCCTTTCAGTTTATCCATTTGATGATTGGATCACCTTGAAAGCCCTTTTCCCACACAAACCACGCATAGGCAACAGCACTTGAAGGGTACTTTGAAAATTCCCCGTTCATTGCACATATCAGGCGGGAAGAACTTACATAAACCACTTTCGGCGGGTTATGTAAGAAGAACTGCTTCCTGCTTTTTCCTTCAAGGAATTGCAGTTTCAGGAACATTGCAACTTTTCTTCCCGGCTGCACACTGTTCAATGCCTGTTCGACAAATTCAAGGGCGTATTTGTACGGCGGGTTTGTGATAATATCCCCTTCAAAATCTTCAAGGGATTCTTTCAGGAAGTCCAGCGGTTCAGGATCACCGAACCCCCGGTAAATTAAATCTGTGCTGATAACCTCAAACCCATGCTGTTCAAGCACTTTTGACAAATGCCCTTCACCGCAAGCACATTCCCAAATGACCGGGGAAAACTGTTCTTCCGCAAGCAGAAGTTCCATTGCTTTCGGTTCGGTTGCATAATAATCATGCTGCTGCCGTTCCTTGTCGGTATGATTGGAAGCCCCCAAGGTGGTGTAAATACTGTTTTGATTGCCTATCCAGTCTTTACTTTCTGTTCTCTCTCTCTCTCTCTCTCTCTCTCTCTCTCTCTCTGTTCATTCAAAATGCACACCTTCCTTTACTCGTTTTTGATGAAAATACGGTGTTTTTTACCGTTCAGCCATTTGTTTTCAACACGCATATTCAAAATACGGTTGACCTGTTTTGAAAATTCAATGTTGCTCATAGCCTGTAAGCTGTTCGCAAGGCAATATTCCTGATAACGCTTATAAACAACATTAGTTGGTTCGTTCTCAATTTGGAATTCTTCATCTTCACATTCCCGGAAGAACCCAATGATAGGATTGTTGTTTTCCTCGTATTCGTCCATTGCTTTTTGAACTTTAGTCGAACCCGTAAACTTACGGTTTAGAAGAACCCGCTTCAATCCGGCGATACCCAAATTTATCAGGTATTCCATGACTTCATCCGTTTTCAACAGGTGCTTGATATACGGGTTGAAATCAGGATCATCAGCGGAAAACCTTGCATCAAACGGAATGATTGTCAAACGCCGCTGCACCGCCCCCGTCTTATCTTTGATACGGGGAATGTTGTTTGCAGAAAAAAGCAGCTTTGAATAGTTGTTGAATTCAAACGGGTTCTGCCCCTTGCGTTCGGCTGAAACTCTTTCGCCTGTAACCAGCTTTTTGAAAATCGCTGGGTTCGCTATGAATTCATCACCAATATCATCACCGATATTTGCCAATTTGCCGAACATTTCAGCGGTCTTGAACCTATCGCCCAATTCTTTCAGGTCAAGGGAACTGATATTTTCATCCCCCAAAAGGCACTGAACCATTGAAAGGAAGGTACTTTTTCCGTTGGATTTGTCCCCCGACAAAATGAAGGCTTTTCCAAGTTCATTCCTGCGATAGAAGCAATACCCGATTGCTTCTTCAAGCAACGCCCTGATTTGCGGATCATTGCAAGCAATCTTATTCAAGGTCTTGTCCGCAAGTTCGGAATAGGCTTCCGGGTTATATTTCCACCTGATTTTGTTTGTGATAATGTGTTCCGGGGTAAACTCCACAAAGGAATCATCCACGATATTGTAAAGCCCATTTTCAAACGCAATCAGGTTTGCATCTTCCGCTTTGGAATTCTCACGGATCAGAATATCAAGGTAGGCAAGGACTTCCGTTCTTTTCGCCCTGTTCAGCCCCGGAATATGCTGTATCATTTCCGCTTCAATCTCTGCCAGCCCGGAAATATAAATACCGTTCTTGTAGATATGTAGCTGATTGTTAATTTTGATAATATGGTTGTTGTTCTTCAAAAAGGTTGCAAACTTATCAAAAAGGAAAGTTGAACCCATGAAGAAAACAGGCTTCTTGAACGCATCATCCCGAAGGACGGTTTCAATTTCATCATCGGAAAGCGGAACTTTCAGAACAAACTTGTTGATGATCCTGATTGTTTCCCGTGCTTCTTCCACGCTGAAATCATTACTTTGCAGCGTAAGAATGTAATTGAAAAGCCCTTGATTTCTACCATCCCCGGTTTCCATGTTCAAAAACTCCATTTTGGATTTCACCGGGAACAACCAACGGGGAAGCTGCTGGGCTTCCTCATTTTCAGCGGTATCATAAAGAATTTCCCTGTTCTGATTGTCATATTTCAGAACTTCATAGGAATTTCTTGTACCGATTTTAATATCAGCGGTCAAACCTATTGCCAGTTTGCAGCCTGTCTTGTTGGTTGGTACTCCGCTGTTCTTGAACAGAAAATGCTTGCCCCTGCTTGTGCGATACACTCGACAGGTCAACGCATATTCTTTTACAACCTTGAACAGTATTTCGGACGCTTCAAAATCATCCACATCAATCAGAATTGTTTCCGCTGCCAAAATTCCAGCGTATTCCGGCAATGACTGAACCTGTTCAAAGGTCTTGAAGTCTGTTCTTCCTTTGAATTTCTCTATGCACTTCTTGTTTTTGGTTTCAACATAACCTTTGAAGAACAATTCAACTCACCGCCTTTACATAGATTCTAAATATTTTTCAAACCGTTCTTTGAACCGTTTATTGCTCTTTGCATCCGAAAGTGCCTGTTTATAAGCTGCTGTGTAGGCTCTGAAATCAGCCCGTGCTTCTTTCAATTCATCCTTTGAAAGTGGCAACCCGTTCGGGTGCTTCCGGCTGTCAATGATTGCTTTGGTGCTTGCCGCCTTTTCCTTGTTGTCATAGTAAAGTTTGCTGTTTTCTTTCCACAACGCTGTCAAATCGGCAATTCTTTTTTGAAAGTGAACTTTCAAATTCTCTTTCAATTCCGCTTCATGCTGCCAATCAAGTTCAATGATTTTCAGCAGCTTATTGAAACGAACCTGTGAACACGGGAAGAAGTAATCTAAATGAATAAGCATTTCACCGTTCCCGTGGTTGTAAGTAATATGTAAATCGTCCATCACACCACCCCGAAATCTGATAATCTTTTATTTGCAAAATCAATGTACCATTGACGATCCAGCTTATCAGGAACGGGAACGCCCTTCACATCGTCATTGAAAATGAAGCAATGTTCCGGGGAATTTGTCAGCTTTGCGGTGGTTTTTCTTACCGCATGGACTTTCTTCACACCCGGATCAGCGGGATTGTTGGAAGCAAACACCCTGATACACTTTTCCTTAATAGGCTTATCACCGTAAAGAATGTGTGTGTATTTGCTGCTGATACGGGAAACAAGCTGAAATTCCCGCAAGTCCTGACATTCCATGATAGTTCGGCGCACTGGAATTCCATGAATCATATAATCAACCAAGGCTTTGTTGATGATTGGCAAGTCATAGCTTAAATCATTCAGCTTCATAACATACCCACCCTTTGCCTTGACCGCCCCCGTTTTTCGGTCAATCAGAAGGTAATTGTTCACATCCTTCTGATAAATCGTTCCGATATAGGTATCAAAATCCATTTTCATTCCTGTTCGCTGTTCCCATTCATAAACAACATCGTCCAGCACATCGAAATCATGTTCATAGTCTTTCAGCTTTACAATGATACCGTCCGTGTTATTCTGTATAAGTTCACAATACGGTTCAATGTGTTCAACCAAATCCAGCAATAAAAGCTGTCCATTGATACAAATGCTGTTGTTGCTCATTGGGTCATACAAAGCGGAAGATTTTTGTTTCATTTGTCCGCTGATTGCATTATCCATAATTTTGAAGGGCTGTCTTGCTTTCTTATCACCCTTCCGCTTGTAGGCAATATTGGAATCATGGATAAACTCGAAGTTTTCAGGGTGGTTCATCACACGATACCCAAAGTGATATTTCTTCTGTAATGAAGGATAGTAGGCGGTAACATCAATGATAAGGAATACTCCATCAGCGGAATATTTTGCCCTTGCCCCGTGACCGCCGCCCCATGCAAAGGTATGTTCAACCCCTGCTACAATCTGTTTATCCTGCTTCTTGCTGTAATCGTGGTTTTCAGGATTTGCGTACCACTCCGCAATGTGCTTATATTTGTTCAGGTGCAAGCAATCAAGAATAGGGAACTGGAATTCATCGTCAAAATCTGCGCCCTTACGATTGCCGCCCAAAATCTCCGCTGCAAGCTGCGCTTTGGTTTTGGAAATGTAGTCCATACTAAGCCCGAAATGCTTAATGAAATACATCATGGTATTGAATTCTTCCGTTCGTTTCAAGAAAACCTGAACTGTCTGTTCAACATCGTGCTTGCAGTATTTCACCGTTTCAGCAATTTCTTCCGGCGTAAGTTTGCGGTCAATATTGAAGGGAACGGAAGTTTCCTTTATGTCATTTCCCATGAACCCCTCAAAGGACTTCAAGCCCACATCGGTATTCAGCATCACATCATAATTCCAAAGGGGGAACTGCCGGAATAAGCTGCTGAACTTCCAACCGGGATTTCCCTTTGTGATTATGTAGTCATTCACCTTTTTAGGGTCAAACCCGCAAAGGATAGCTTTCAAAATGTATTGATCGTAGTGGCGGCTGTTAAAACCAACCCAAATTTCTTTTATATTTGCCTTATATAAGGCTTCCAGTTCTTCCGGGGAATTGATTATCACATGGGTTTTCTTTGCGGTCATATCCATTACCACAACCAACCAATCATACTTGAAAACCTCAAAATCATAAAACAGCAATCCATTCACCCCTTTCTGCTGTTTTCCCACCAACCCACCCGCCTGTTTAACTTGTCAGGTCACAAGCTGCATCACTTAATCTTCAAGAACATAAACTTCCTGAATCTCAAATGCGTTGTAGCCCTTGTTATCGTAGTAACGAACCTTGTATTCAAAGTTGTTATCAATGGCTTCCATAATGTCCATAATCATGTTCGCATACTGCGAATAGGTCTTGAACTGAACTTCAACAGGGGTTTCCATCTCCTGAACCAGCGCACGCATGAACTCGTTTGCAATGTGAATCTGAAATCCCTGCGTTACCACCTGATTCATAAAAATCAAGCTGCCCTTGTACTCGCCCTCAACAATCTTCATCCAGCAAGTGACCATCGGATCACCCTTCTTGCTCTTTGTCAGCTCCAGCTTGTTGATTGCCACCTCATAAGTATCATGCGGAACTTCACGGCGACCGCCGTTTTCTGCTGCTTCTTCAACATCCTTTGCCAAACCTTCCGTGTCAATGCTCTTATCGAATTCTTCCCAAATGTTAGCCATAATTTTTCACCTGTTTAACCTTTCTGTAATTAGTTCTTCTTTGCGGTCAAGATACCCTTAACCAGTTCAAAAGCCTGTTCCTGCGTGAAGCCAACTTCCTGATACGCCTTATACAAAGCCATAGACACGGAAGCAGATTTCTTTGCTTCCTCTGCAACATTGAATTCCACCTTCTGAATGAAAGGGTTCTGAATGTTGGCATTGTTACCGGGGCGGGTCTTACCCTGTGCCTTCAAAATGGAAGCAACCATCCCTTCAAATACATCATCAGGAATACCAAACGGATTGTTCATACTGTGTACCTACCTTTCTTAATCTCTTGCTTTACGCTTACGGCGGGGCTTTTCTTCCTCTGCCGGGGCTTCCGGGGGATTCATAGCACCATCAGCCGGGGCTGCTGTGTCCTGCTGCTCTGCTGCCTGTTCAGGCTGCTTTTCCTCTGCCTTATCTGCGGCTTCCTGCGGGGTTTCCTGCTCAGGGGTATTGTTTACCGCCTGTTCCTCTGCGGGCTTGTCCTGCGGCTTATCTGCGGTTGTGGCGGGTGCTTCTTCTGCTTTCTTGCGGGTGCTGCGCCCGGTCTTTCCTGTGGAAGCGGCTGCTGTCACAACGCCGGAAGCAGCGTTCTTGTTGGCTTCATCGTAAACCGCAAACAGGGCGTTCACATCAAGCGGAATATCCTTTGCGTTTACCTTCAAACGCCCGCCGCCGAAAATAACTTCATTGCTCTTGAAGCTGAATGTGCGGGTGTCACCGTCTGCCACGATACGGGCAACCACATCCACCATTCCGGCAACCTTGTTTGCAACCTTATCCTGCAAGTTAGGCTTGATCGCCGTGATCTTATCGCCGCCCTTTTTGGTAATGTCCTTGCTTGTGTCCTCATGGGAAATCAGGATAATGTTTTCATAGTCAAGGTTCATAAGGCGTTTCAGGGTGTTCAAAAATTCGCCCCTAACCTTATCCCACGCACGGAAGGAATCATCGGATTCATGGGTAATACCCATCTGCTGATACATATACAGGCGGCAATGCTCATACAAATCTTCCAACAGGTCAACAACAATCGTCTTGAAGGTGTTGTCCTTCTTTTCCAGTTCGGAAATGGTATCCTTGAACACATCCCACGCAAGGGTTCTTTTCGTCATGCGCCCCTCAACCTTGATTTCGTCCTTAATGCGGATATACGGGGCATCAACGAACTTGATATTGCCATCCGTGTTCAGCATCAGCGGATCAGGGAAGCTATTTGCAAAGGTGGTCTTTCCGCAAAACGGAACACCATAAATCCAAAGCACACGCTTTTCAACGGCTTCAATGTTTCTTCTCTTGTTTTCAGGTAACTTCATAAAATAGTTCCATCCTTTCTCACAATTTTCTTGATACTCGCAAAAACGGCACAAATAGCTTTTGTTTTGCGGGAAATCCTTTTCTTCTTTAATAACTTTTATTCCAAACAGGAATTCAATGACCTTTTCAGGATTGAACCCGATTTGAACGGTTTTGACCTCTGCCCCGGCAAGTTCTTCTTTCAAACGCTGCCGGAAGTCAAGCAAAGTTTCGGTTTTCTTCTGCCGAATTGATACCTTTGGGATAAACAGGAAATACATATTTCGGATTTTCTTTCCGGGGTTGCTCCGTTCCCAAAAGTATTTGTAAAGGTGAAGTTGATTTGACTGCTTATAGCCTGATACATTGTTTGAATACTTGAAATCGTACAAATCAAAGTACCCATCACCCACGGGAACAAGATAATCAATGAACCCGTGGAAATCGCTGTCTGCAATCTCAACTTCAAATGCTCCACCGGGCGGGATTGCCGCCCTTGCAAGCGGGATCACTGTTTCAAACTTGATTATTTCGTTGATATGTTCATCGGTAATAATCGGATAGCTGAAACTGTATTCTTTGATTGCTTCTTCAAGGCTTTTTTCAATGCCTGTGTGAACCGTCTGCCCCATAATCAAGGCATTATCAGGTTCAGCCGGGGGAATGGTGGTTATCCCGTGTATGTAACGCATTTCGTACTTGTGTTTGCACTTTTCAAAGCAATCAACGCTGGAATGTGAATACCGCAATTTATCACCCCTTTCAAAAGTTCTTTGAATTGTTCAAACCCTTCCGGGTAAAGGAAAACTGCAACGCCGCCTGATTTGTTGATACGGCTGATATTTAGCTTTTGCAATTCGGAAGGTCTACCATTGGAAGCCTTGACTTCCACCGCCAGCATTACCCCGTTCACACAACAGATAATGTCAGGAATGCCGGACTTCTGAAAACCGCCGCCCCAAATTTTGGTGTACCACCCCACCATAGGGGCGTTCATTCTGTCCGTTGGATAGCCCGCCGGGTAGATACCGACAGAATGAAAGTATTTCTTGATTTGCCCTTCAAAAAGTTTTTCTTCTGCCATTGCATCACCCCAACAATAATTTGATAAGTGAATGAATTCCCCGCAAACGGTCATATCCAAGGATTTTCCCCGTTCCAGCCCAAAACTGAAACAGCTTATCATCTGACTTTCTTCTACAATGGAAATGCCCGCTTTGCTCATTTTTCAAGGTGAATTCAATGTTGTTCAACTCAAATTGCTTGATTGCGTAGTCAATCCGTTCAGAATTTTTTGCAACTCGTTCTTTGTGCTTTTCCTTTGCATAAAGGTGATAGCCCCCGTCAAAGGATTCACCCGGATCAGCTTCCCTTTCTGCTCTCGTCATAACATCCACCTTCTTTCTTCATATTTCTAACCCAATATTCCGTTCCACTTTGGGAACTCCTTACATGGCAAACATGGTGTTTGCAAGATACTTTCCTGCATGGTTGGTGTTTTCTGCGTGACTGCGAACAAACCACTTCACCATGTTCAGAAGTTCCTTTTGTGTCAAAGTACCCGCCCATTTACTTCACCGTGATTTTGACGGAAGCGGAAACTTTGGAAGTTTTGGAATACTTTGCAGCTACATCCGGCAAATCCTTTTTCAGTTTCGTGCTGTCAATGCTTGTGCGGGTAGTAGATGCAACATAGGTGAATTTGATTGCCGGGGTTTCAAAGGATTTCACCCCGTATTTCTCCATTGCTTCACGCAACTTTTCACGCATTGCCTTTTCCTGATCCTCAATCTGCTTCTTCTGCAAGGTCAGGTCTGCAATAACCTTGATAACAGCCGCCGCTTCCTGCTTCATCGTGGCAAGGGCGGTTTCCTCTGTCACCGCATCCCCACAATCCGGGGATAAATCGGAACAAACATCCTTACAGGTTTCCTTTTCCTCGCACTCCAAACAGCAGCAGTCTTTTCCGCAAGCGGAATTTTCCATTGCCTGTTTACACTTAATCATTTGAACTCCTTCCCAATTCAGCGTTCATTTCCTGCTGAATTTGCAATACTGATTTTGAATAGTTAGTTTCAAAAATTCCCTGTTCCCAAAGAATTCCTGCGCCTGTTTCCCCCATGTTGTACGCCATAAGCACCTTTTCAGGGGTTTCATATTTTTCAAACAGCTTACGCAAGATGAACATTCCAGCCCGCACATTTTCGTAAGGGTCAAGAAAATTCGTTATACCAAGCGTTTCTGTTATGTACGGGTGATTTACCTCGTTGATCTGCATCAACCCGTAATCATTGGATTTGCTCACCACATCGGCGTTGTATTGGCTTTCCTGCTGAATAACCGCCATAACGAAAGTGAAATCCATGTTGTAGCCAGCGGACAGGTAGAAAATAAATTCCTGCAAGCCTTTGTCCAGCGGAACATCAAGGGGGATGAAATTCAAATCACCTTCACCCCAATCCATAGACATTTCGCCTTCAAAAACCCGTCCGTCAACGGTCTGCCCGTAAACGGTGGTTTCTGTTTTGTCAGGTTCACCGTGCTTTGAAGTGATTGAACCGATAATGAACCCGACAATAGAAAAGAACACCGCCACAACCAACCATGAAATGATAATTCTGTTAGCAATCGAACGCTTCTTGATACTTTTTGAATAGTTCATCCGTGTAGTCCTTTCTCATTTCCAAGGTGTGAAGAATATCTTCTTCCACCGTACCGGGACAAATCATTTGATAGTAAAAGCAAGGTTGTGTCTGCCCGATTCTGTGAATTCGCTTTTTGGACTGTTCAAACAATTCGCTTCTGTCCGTCATTGAAAAGTAAATAATTTTGTTCGCTTTCTGCAAATTCAAGCCCATTGCACCAGCCTGATATTGCAGAAATGTGATTGAATCGTCCGCTTCTTCATAGGCGGTCAAATCCTTAAAGCTGCCATTTACGATTGAAACGGGGCGTTCCAATTCTTCAATAGCTGATTGCATAGTGTTCAATTCTTCATTGAAGTTATAGAACACAATCAATCTATCTTCCGTGGACTGAACCAAATCTTTGAAGGCTGCAGCCCGTTCTTTATTCAAGTAGCTACACATCATCCGGGCGTAAATTCGTTTTGAAAGAATTGTGTCACCGATGAATTCCCGCCCGTCAATAGTGATAACGGCATCCCGCATGAATTTGCGGTATTCCTTTGTTGTTTTGGAATGAACGGGAATCACAATCTGTTCAGGCAAATCAAAAACTTCTTCCGACTTCATAAAAATTGCACCATGTTCAGCAAGTTTCATTTTCAGTCGGTCAATATTCTTGTAACCTACAATGTGGGGGATTTTGAACCCGCTGCTGTGATCCTCAATCCATTCCATTTCAACATACTGCTTATAGAACAGGTCTTTGCTGATATTCCAGCCAAGCAAACGAAGCTGCGACCATAGCTTTTCATATTTCCCGGCTGTTGGTGTGCCGGAAAGAAGAATTACATTTTCCGGCTTCATTTTCAGAATGAATTTTGACCGTTTCGCCGTTTCATTCTGAATGTTGGAACTCTCGTCAAGCATCAAAGTAAATCCGCTTATATAAGCGAAATATGAACGCCTGAAAACCAAATCATAGTTGATAACTCCAACGCATTTCCCGATTGTTCCCGTGAATTCTTCAAGCTGCTTTTTGTTCGTCAGGTCAAACACGGTGAAGGAATAATGTTCACGAAAATGGTTCACCCAATCGTCAATTTTCGACTTTTGACAAACCAGCACGATTTTTTCAGGGTAGGAATTTGCTTTTTCGCTTCCAACGAAAGTTTTCCCTAAACCCATATCAAGGTAATAAGCAACCCTGTTGAAATGGGCGGTTTTCTCTAAGGCGGTCTGTTGGTGGGGATATAGCTGCATAAGCGCACCCCCTTAATCTGCATCAACATCAATCCCGGTGATCTCCTTGAAGATTGCCTTGTCAAAGTTCGGAATTGCCATGATTACATTTTTCTGACGCTGATCCAGTGAACGCCACCAAATAACGGCGCATTCGGAATTGTCCAGTTCTTTCAGATAACCACCCGTTGTTTCAGCTTCCGGGTGTGCTGCCTTTTCTTCATCGGTCATATCCGACAGGTAAACCCATTCAAGAATATCCCCCTGAATCTGATTCATCAGGTAACGGGCTTCACTATTCAGCCAATCACGATATGTCCAGCTTGAAGGCTTATTGAACAGGTGAATGGTAGGTTCAACAGTATTAAAACAACCGTTGGAAAAGTTGGTATTGTTCCAATCGCCGCTGTTCCGATTGCCGCTGTTCCAATCGCCGCTGTTGCAATCGCCGCTGTTCCAATCGCCGCTGTTCCGATTGCCGCTGTTCCGATTGCCGCTGTTCCAATCGCCGCTGTTCCAATCGCCGCTGTTCCGATTGCCGCTGTTCCAATCGCCGCTGTTGCAATCGCCGCTGTTCCAATCGCCGCTGTTGCAATCGCCGCTGTTCCGATTGCCGCTGTTCCGATTGCCGCTGTTCCGATTGCCGCTGTTCCGATTGCCGCTGTTGCAAAGTCCGGCGCAACCTTTTCCGGTATTCACCATTTCAAGCAGTTCAGCCCACGGAATTTCACGGATGATTTCCAGCTTATTAGTGGCGCACTTATCGCCTTCTTCAACAACCGTTCCGTATGCTGCTACTTCCGCAACATGGTTATCCGGGTTGAAATCGTAATAATTGAAGCAGTCAGCCGCCGCTTTGCAGAAGTGCATTCCCTGTCCGCACCGAACCGGGGTAACATCTTCTTCAAACTTGCCGGGGCAAGTGTACTGTTTCGTGTTTCCGTTAGGACTGCAAGTCCAATCAGGATTGAACACCTTGAACCCTTTGATAATTTCTCTCATACTCTTAAACCGCCTTTCCTAAGTCATTCACGGGAATTTCAATCCCGGTAAATTCAGTGAACTTCACGGAAGAAATGAAGTAACTCCAATTCTTCATTTTCACCGCATATCCCCACGGGAACACGCCATCACGCAAGCCCTGCATCACGAATTCCTTTGATTTACCCATCAGGCGGGCAATAAGGGGAACTGGAACATTGATTGCTGAACCATGCTGAACCGTTGCAGCGGGTTCAAACTGTTCAAAGTAATCATCCTGAACACCCAAGGTACGAGCAATTTCCTTCTTGCGGTCTTTGGAAGGTTCGTTCTTCCCGGAAAGATACTGACTGATAGAAGATTTACCAATCCCGGTCAGGTCTGAAAGTTTGGACTGCGACAAGCCCAATTCAGACATAAGATTTTTCAATTTCTCTGCAAATGTCATTTCACTTCATCCTTTCTTTGCTGTATTACCCGGAAATCATCGGGCTTTTGTTGTACTGCTCCTGAACTCTGATACGGTACTTGCCGTTTACAGCTTCCCGGTTCACAATGCGGAATTCCGTTTTCTTGTTCCGCAAGGCTTCAAGGTATTCAGCCGCTTCTTCCTGTCTGTCGAACTCAAGAATTCGATCAATACAGGCTTCAATAATTTTCTTCATCCTGTTCACCGCCTTTCTATATCAAGTTCAATCATTTTGAACTTTCAAAGTAAAAAAATATGCCTGAATGTCCGATTCAGTAAGTCCAAGAATCGGAAGTGCTTTCTGAATTTCAGGCTGCTTAAATGCAACCTTGTTATTCAGCTTCAACGAAATGGTTCTTTCAGAAAGCCCCATTCTTTCAGCAAATACCGCCTGTGTACCGCACTTTTCAACGATTTTACCATTCAGCTTTGCATAATCGTATGCCATTAGTTTTCACCTTCCTTCTTTTAACACTCCAAATGATTCATAATGTCACGGATCATTGCCGTTCCCGAATCGCAAGCAACATTGATTGTTCTGCTTCCACCCTCGAACACCGCTGTTACAATTTCAGCATCGGGGTTGAAATCAAGGCTTTTCAAATCAGAAGCCCCACGGGTAAGCTGTAACACCTTACAAAGCAGCTTACAAATTTTATCCTTATCTTCTTCATCAGAAGCGGCAACCAGTTCATAATCATCCAGCAGAACCGGGGAAATCGGCTTTTCATATTCGATGAACCCCCACGCTTCACGCCCGATTTTTCCGACATAGGAACGGTCATTGAAATTTTCAATGTTCAGCACCGTGTTTCCCTGCGGTTTTGGGAACGAACCCGGCATCAACGGGCGTTCCGTACTGTAATATTTATAACTCATACTGTCCTTCCTTTCTCACTTTTCAAAGACTTCATCAAGATACTGTTCATCCTGATTTAACAGGTATGCCCCGAATACTACTTCATCATCAACGCCGTTCGCACCATCGAACCAACCTTTGTTGTAAACGGCGTTGATGAATTCGGCAAGTTCCGTTTCACTCATACCCTGAATTTTTTGGAATACTTTCATTAGGTTTCTTCCTCAAATTCGACTTCACAATCACCGCAAACAACATGAACTTCTTTCGTTGCTCTGATAATCGTTCCGCACATCGGGCAAACATATTTGCGGGTGGACTGCTTTGTTTTGGCTGCACCGGGGATTTTGGGAAAACTCTTGCGGTGTAACTCAAACTTCTTATCCTGAAAACTTGCAACAAAGGCTTTCGCTTCATCGTTCAGGGTGGTTACTGTCCAGCCGTATTTTGCATCCTTCCCAACGGTCAAACCATGCTGTTCTGCGGCTTCTTTGTACTTCTTATTATGATAAGTACCGCCCCGGCTTGTGTCCTGAACCCCAATCTGTAAATTGTAAAGGTGAACCATTTCGTGAAGCAGCGTTTCCGCAACCTGTTCAAAAGGTCTTGCAAGGTGTTCAGCGCAAATATTGATTTCGTAGAACCCTTCATCCTTTTTCAGATTTTCTAAATCTTCCTTGCTCATTGCCGCAAGGTCAGCCGTCTTTTTCTGTTCCGGCTGCTTGTTGCTCCACGCTTTCCAAGCGGTACACCAACCATAAGCACCCTTTGTTGTGTCAGGGCTTACCGTAATAATCGGGATTTGAAGTTCACCGTTATAGAACTTCTCATTGAACTTTGAAAATAAATTTTCAAGTTTTTTCAATTACGGGTTTCAAACTCGTTTCGCTCATTCTCACTTCATCCTTCCTACCGTTGCAGCGGTTTTGTTCAATTCCTTTGAACTTGTATTCATTATAGCAAAGGCGTTTCCCTTTGTCAATAGGTTTTTTCAAAATTATTGAACTTTTTTCATGTTCCTCTTGAACTTTTCTTCAAAGGCGTATATAATAAGGTTACAGTCCTCAAAGGAAAGGGGTGAATAATAAAATGAAGGAACTGACTACCGCTGACAGATTAAAACAAATCATGTCGGAGCGTGGTTTGAAACAGGTTGATATATTAGAAGCCTGCAAGCCCTACTGTGAAAGATATGGGGTTCAGTTAAAGAAAAACGATTTAAGCCAATATGTTTCAGGTAAGGTAGAACCAAAACAGGACAAACTTTCTATTTTAGGAATGGCTCTCAATGTAAATGAAGTTTGGCTTATGGGCTACAATGTTCCAGCGGGAAGAAAAGAACTGGAAAAATTAGAACAGCAGCTTCAAAGTGAAGTTGCTGCCTGTGAACTATTTGAAAAGTGCTATGGAAAAGAAGCCTTTGAAGCTGTAAAACTGTTTGTCCAACTTGATACTTTGGATCAGGGAAAAGTGATTGGAAAAATGGAACTCATGCTTGAAGATAAAAAGTATTCTGCAAAAGAAGGATCATCAAGCGAACAGGCAATGTAATTTTCGTTGACTTCCAACCGTCAAGGTAAATTCAAAATACATTCAACTTTTCATTCAACTTGATTTTCATTGCAATTACTGTGTTCTTCAACTCATTCAAGTTATTTCTTCTGTTCTTATATAAGAAGGTTTTATTTATCGTGAATTTATAGTGTTGCTGAAAATATGAAAGAATATAAAACATCATGTTGAAGTTGAATACCTTGAAGAATTGAAAAGTTTATTTCAAGAAAGGGTGATTTTTATGGGTGCAAAAAATCGTGTTATAAATGGGGAATATGCGGGAAGTTTAGTTGTTGGTGGTGGTTCTTCAAACGCTGGAATTTCTTTAGGCTTTTTGAAGCAGTTGCGTTTGAATAGCACCACCGTTGAAAGCTATGAAGTATTAGGTGGAACTGCCGGGGCTATGTTCAAGAATGGTTATCAAGTAAAAATCCTGTTCAAAGACGGAAAGAAAAGCCTTTTAGAAGTAGATGATAAGCTGTATAAAGCTATCGTTCAGGCTTGCTTCTAAGAACAAAAAATCCCCCGTCAGTGCTGCAACACCAACGGGGGAAGTGACCGAAAATCAGGATGAAGTGATTTTTCAGGCGGTCTATATTATTATACCGCCTGAATGTGCAATTTTCAAGAATAGGCGGTGAATGTTATTGAAAAATCCGAATGGGTACGGAACAGTAACGAAGCTGTCAGGGAATAGAAGAAAACCGTGGGTTGTCAAGGAAGGTAAGTCCGGGAAGCAAAAGCCCATAGGCTACACCGCAACACGGGAAGAAGGTTTGATTATGCTTGCAAAGTACAACAATGATCCGTGGGATATTGAAACGGACAAAATCACCTTGCAAGAACTCTATGATTTGTGGCTTGAAAAGCGGGCTGTGAAATTGGGTTCATCAAATCAAAGTTCCCTGAAATCTGCATACAAGCATTGTTCCAAATTGGGAAAGGTTCGGTATAACCAAATCAAATCATACCAAATGCAAGATTGTATTGACGAATGCGGGAAGGGCTATTCCACCCAAGGGGCAATAAAAAACCTTTGGGGGCATCTTGACCGTTTCGCAATGGAACTTGATATAATTTCAAAACAGTGTTCAAGCCTGTTGACCTCTGATCCAATCCCGGAAACAACGAAGGAAATCTTCACGGACGAAGAAGTTTCCCGCCTTTGGGAAAATCAAAATTTGGAATGGGTTGATTCAGTTCTGTTCTTCCTTTACACCGGGTTCAGAATTTCGGAAATGATAGCCCTGAAAACTTCCAATGTTGACTTGAAAGAATTGACAATGACCGGGGGAACAAAAACGGCGGCGGGTAAAAATCGTATCGTTCCAGTTCATTCAAAAATTCAAAGCATAGTTCAGAAACGCTTTGAACAGTCCAAAAGCGGTTATCTGTTTGAGTACAACGGAAAGAAGCTAAATCAAAGCCAGTACCGGGAATTTTGGGCTGACATTATGGACAAGCTGCAAATGGAACACACCCCGCATGAATGCCGCCACACCTTCCGTTCACGGCTGGATTCAGCGGGTGCAAACAAGGTGTGCATTGATAGGCTCATGGGTCACAAATCGAAGGGAACGGGCGAAAGGGTCTACACTCACAAAAATATAGAAGAACTGCGATTGAACATTGAACTAATAACTAATTAGTAACAAGAAAAGCGGCAACCCCTGAAAAATCAAGGGTTGCCGCCGTTTTTGTGTTTATTTTAGCATGTAATATTTTTAGCATATTATAGAATGAAAGATTAGTTCCATCCCTAAAAT